CAACGTCGAGCCGGACGGAAGTCCCATGGAGAAGCGCAAGCCTCGCCGCGATCGGCGCGGACGTCTGCGCCGCCGCCAAGGTGGCAAGATGTTCAAGGGCCTGCGCCGCCTGCGCAACTGGAAGATCGATGCCAACGAGGACGGCGTGGAGATCCGCCCCGCCTCGGGCAATGTCGATCGGGTCGCGTCGGTCAGCCACTTCGGAGAGGTCGCCACGGTCGGCTACCTGCGCAGCGGCACGCCGATCCGCGCGCGCTACCCCGTGCGGCGCATCCTCGGCTTCAGCCCGGAGGACGAGCAGCTCGCGCTCCAGATCGCCGCTTCGCTGCTCCAGCCCGACGATTGATCGGGTGGAGTGCCGCTCTACCCCGGCACTCCCTACCGCGCGCGCAGGAAGGTGGGCCATGCCATGCGACATGGTCGGTTCCATCGCCTCCTCCCCCGCAGTCGATCTGTCGACGCTTCCTGCTCCGGTGCTCGTCGCGCGGCCGGACTTCGAAGCTCGGCTAGCTGGAAAGCTGGCGCGCCTCGTCACCCAGATGCCCGCGTTTTCGGCGCTCGTGGAAAGCGACCCTGCTATGCTGCTGCTCGAGGCGGATACCTACGACGAGTTGGTGCTCGCTCAAGCTGTGAACGATGCTGCGCGTGGGCTGTTGCTCGCGTTCGCCACCGGCGCCAACCTCGATCACCTCGCCGCACTTTTTGGGGTGCAACGACTGGTCGTGACACCCGCCACTTCGACCAGCCCTGCAGTGCAGGAGAGCGATACCGGCTTGCGCCAGCGCGTACAGCTAGCGCCCCACGCATTCAGCGTTGCCGGCCCGGAGCTGGCCTATGTCTATCATGCCCGATCGGCCCACGGCGAGGTGATCGACGCCTCGGCGACTTCGCCGAGCCGCGGCGAAGTCGTGGTTACGGTGCTCGCGTCGACCGGCAGCGGCATTCCATCACCGGCCGTGTTGCAGGCAGTGCGTAATGTGCTCGACGGTCCGGTGCGGCCCCTCACCGATCATGTCACCGTGCAAGCCGCCGAACTCGTCGACTTTGCGATCGAGGCGCGCCTCTACGTCTTCGCCGGTCCCGACCAAGGCTTGATCCTGCAAACGGCACTCGGCTCACTGGATGCCTATTTGGCCGAGGTGCGTCGCCTCGGCCGCGACATCGCCCGCTCGGCGCAGATCGCGGCATTGCACGTGGGCAACGTGCAGCGCGTCGAGCTGATCGGCCCTGCAGACGACATCGTGATCGGGCCAGGCCAAGTGGGCAACCCGGTGAGCATCAACGTTACGATCGCAGGGACCGAACTGTGATCGACTCCTTGCTCACTCCGGCGGAGGGCGAGGCCGAGCGTGTCCTCGAAGGTGCCCTGCGTGCCGACATCGATATCGCCGCAGTCGGCACGCTATGGAATCCCACGACCTGTCCTGCGGAAGTACTACCGTTCCTCGCTTGGGGCGTGGCAATCACACATTGGGACAGCGCTTGGACCGAAGCGGAGAAGCGCGCCGCGATCCTTGGCGCCATCCCCTACCACATGCGCAAGGGAACACGCGCGGCCGTAGAGGAGGTTCTCGCGCGCTTCAATCCGCTGCTGCAGCTGGTCGAATGGTGGCAGGCGACACCGCCTCGGCCGCCCCACACCTTCGAGGTACGCGCGCCGTCATCGATCCCGGCGGACTTTCTGACACCCGAGACGGCAGAAGCGATTATCCGTGACGTGGCCGCTGCCAAGCCGCTGCGCAGCCACTTCGACTTCGTTCAAGTCCTCGAGGCGCAGGCGCGCCTGTTCATGGCTTCTGGCGCGATGGGCGGCAGCGTGTTCCGGCACGACTACACGACCTTCCACGACACGAGCCGCGACTGGTCGGCCGTACTGCAGACCGAGGACGGCGAGCCGGTCTCGATGCCCGATGGCAGCGACTTCTTGGAGACACTGTGATGGCGGCGCTCGTTCTCAAGCTGACCGACGCGGGGCTCGCTGCCGTGCAGGCGGCTGCCGGCTCCGACCCGGTCGTGATCTCGGAGCTGGGCCTCACCAACACCCCGTTCGACTATGCCCCGACGCTCACGGCACTGCCCGGTGAGTTTAAGCGCATCGGGGCTGTGTCGGGTATCTCGGCGGCGGCGAACATCGCACATCTGACCGCCTACGACACTTCGCAAGATGTTTGGTCGGCGACAGGCCTTGGCCTGTTTCTTGAGGACGGCACGCTGTTCGCGGTCCACTCCTCGCCGGAGCCGGTGCAGAGCAAGGCGAGCCTCGCCTTCGCGCTCATTTCTATCGACATCATCTTCAACGCCGACTTGGCGGCCGACATCGCGTTCGGCAACGCGATCTTCACGAGCCCGCCATCCACCACCGAAATGCGCGGCATCGTCGAGCTGGCGACGATCCCCGAGGCGCAAGCCGGCCTCGATACCCTGCGCGCACTCACGCCAGAGGCGGCTGCAGCCGCGGTGTTCAGTTGGCTGCGCTGGAGGAACCTCGAGCTTGGCCAGGTTGATGTGCGCACCCCAAATGTGGGCACCACCGGTGGATTGCGCGTGCGCGCCAATCAGGAGACCGGGATTGGCCTCCTGCAGTTCGTCACTCCGGATGGAACCGTTGAGATCGGGCACTTGGCCGCGCACCCCGGTGGCGGCCTCGAGTACTCCGGCCTCCTCGCCGTCCATACGCCCAACGACGGCAGCACGGGCGGCTTGCGCCTCCATGCCAATCCCGAGACCGGCATCGCTTACTTTCAGGTGCTCGGCCCTGGTAATGACGAAGAGTTGGGCTTCTTCCGCTTCGATGCCGACGGCACGGCGAACTGGTCCGGCGTCGGCGGTCTGAAGGCGGGCGGGCACAAGGTCTGGACCGCCGGGAACGATGGTGCCGGCTCCGGTCTCGAAGCCGATCTCCTCGACGGCAAGGATTGGTTCGGCGGCCAGGACGTGGGCTTCGGCATCGTCAACTGCCTCACGCCCAACATCGGCAGCACCGGCGGCCTGCGCCTCAAGGCCAATCCGGACAGCGACAATGCATTCCTGCAAGTCCTCAATCCGGATGGCACCGAACGCGGCTTCCTCGTGATCGGCCCTGACCGGATCATGAGCTGGAACGGGCCCGAGTTTCGCGTGGCTGGCCAGAAGGTTTGGACCGTTGGCAACGATGGTGCCGGCTCGGACCTCGATGCCGATCTGCTCGATGGCCAGCACGGCGGCTTCTACACCGACATCATCGGACGGCTCGGCTACACGCCGATGAACGCGGCCAGCTACAACGATTTCCTGCGCGATGTCGGGTCGAGCCTCTCGGAGAACGGATACACCAGGCTCTCCAATGGCCTGATGCTATGCTGGGGCCGGTTCACCACCACCCCCAACAATGTCACCCCCGTCACCTTCCCGATGTCGTTTCCAAACGCCTGTTTCTCGGTGCTTGCCGGCGGCGTCAGCGGCGGCGGCGCGGACTCGCAGGACAACTGGCCGGCGGTGCGCACGTCCACGATAACGACGATGGGCTTTAGCGCGTTCAGCGCGAACGACGCGTCGGATGTCTGCACCTTCATCGCGGTGGGGTTCTGACCATGGGCTTGCGCTTCTCCCCATCGACCGGCGGGTTCTACGACACCGGCCTGCACACCACGATCCCGGATGATGCCGTGCCGATCACGCCCGCCAGGCATGCCGAGCTGATCAAGGCACAAGCGAATGGCGCGGCGATCGTCCCCTCACCATCGACCGGGCGGCCCACGCTTCAGCACGCGCGGCGCGACATCGCCACGGTGCGCGCGGGGATCACGCGTGCGGTGAGGCGGGAAGCGGCTCGGCGGATCGCAGCGATCAGTCCCGATTGGCGCCAACTCAACGATCTGCGCAATCCCACGCCTGCGGGCGCGGTTCGCTTTACCCGCATCGACGCCGTACGCGCCGCCTCCGACGCCATCGAGGCGCAGCTGGGCAGCGCCACCGTTGCCACGCTTGCGGCCTTCCCGGTGCGCGACAACCCGCTCTGGCCCGAGTTCGAGGACATCTGATGGCCAGGATCACCGCACTCCCCGACGCGGGCGCGATTGCCGGCACCGAGCAGCTACCGCTCGTCCAGGACGGCCAGATGCGCAATGCCAGTGTACTGGAGATCCTGGGCGCGCTGGGCGCAGCCGATGCGATCAAGATCGGCACTCGCACGCTCGCCCAGGTGATCGCCTCGATCGAGTACCCGGGCATGAAGATCACGAGCCTGACCGTTGCACCCTCGCAGGCGGAGATCGGCGCGACCGTGACCGCAAACCTTGCCGTGGTCCTCACGAAAGACCCGACCGGGCAGACGGTGAACGGCACGCCCGTGCCCAACCCCGCGACGGCCCGCGCCTTCGCTGTCCCGAATGTGACGATGACGACACAGTTCCAGTGGGCGGTGACCGACGCCGCCGCGCCCGGCGGACCGGCGTCGGACAACAAGACGGTGACGATCACCTTCCTCAACAAGGGCCACGCCGGCTTCGTCGACAAGTCCGATGCGGCGACCCTCACAGCGGCCGACGTGAACGGCATGGCCGCGAACTGGTTTGCCAGCGGAGTGGCCCGCACGCTCAACCTGGTGGCGGGGGCGGACGGCTATCTCTGGTACTCGCAGCCCGCCAGCCTGCCCGATCCCTCGACCTTCAAGGCCAACGGCCTGCCGGTCGCCCCGGTGAAGACCACCCGGGACCACACCAATGCCTTCGGCGTGGTCGCATCCTACAATCACTTCCGCCTCGGCGCACGGCTTGCTGCTGGCGCTGCGGTCACTCTCGAGGTTCTCGCATGACCATCGGTGCCGTCGACAAGATCAAGCCGCTCGGCAGCTTCAAGGTGGTCG